GACTTCTTAAACAGAGATGATCTTACCTCTGTTATTGAGGACTTTATTACATTAGCAGAATCACAGATCAACAGAGATGTTAGGCATATGAAAATGGAAGCACGTGCTAATGGTCAACAAGATGCTAATGATGAATACATGCAGATACCAGCCGATTGGGTTGAAACAATACGCTTACATCTGACAGGAACAGGAACAACAGTATTAAATTTAATTTCTAGAGATGCAATGGCTGACAAACGAGCAGCTAATGAAAATATGGCTGGTACTCCAACTGCTTACACTCATGCAGATAGCCAATTTCAATTGCATCCCACACCAAACGCAACAACAGACTTTGAGTTACTTTATTATCAGAAGCTCCCAGCTTTAAGTAGTAGTAACGCAGATAACTGGCTTTTATTAGAAGCACCTGATGTATACCTCTATGGAGCGTTATTACATTCAGCACCGTATCTAGCAGAAGACGAAAGAGTAGCAATATGGGCGCAGATGTATTCTGCTGCTGTAATGCAATTAAACGAAGCATCTGAATCAGCTCGTTATAGTGGTTCAGGCTTAAAACTTAAAATCAGGGGATTAGTATGAGTTTTACTAACTTTTTAGAAACAGAAATATTAGATCACGTTTTTGCTGGTGCAGCTTATACAGCGCCTTCAACAAAATACTTAGGATTATTTACAGCAGCTCCGGGTGAAACTGGTGGTGGTACAGAATTGTCAGGTAGTGGTTACACACGTAAATCAATAGTTTTTGCTACTTCAGGCGCAACAACAAGTAATAACGCAGCAGTAGAATTTCCAACTGCAACAGGTAACTGGGGTACGATTACTCATGTGGGTGTCTTTGATGCAGCTACATCAGGAAACTTAATGGTATACGCTACGTTAACTGCTAGTAAGGCTGTAGCATCAGGAGACGTATTCAGAGTACCATCAGGTGATCTAGATATTACATTGAACTAGGCTAACTTCAGATGAAGTATGGTCAGTATAAATTTAATAGAGGTGCATATTCTACTGCTGATTTAGAAGAAGGCGCTTCGGCTGTAACATCTAATTCGAGTGTAGCTAATGTTGCTGCGGTACGTGTACGCACATCAGGCGCTGTATCTGCTGGTGTAACTGTTGTTACTACGGTAGCAAATCTAGAAGCAGTTGTACAAGTACAGTTATCAGTAGCTAGTTCTGCAAGTTGTGCATCAGAAAAAATAAATCTAGGTTCTGCAACTGCAACAGTCGCAAGTACAATATCAAGTGCTGGTCTACGAATACATCAAGGTCTTGCAACTGATTCGTTTGGTATTTACGGTATAGCAACAATTGCAGCAAATTGTGAGTTAATATTAATTGGTGGTGCTGCAACAACAGCCAATGTAACAACCTTTAATCAATGTGGTTTTGTTCTCACAGCTAATATTGTAGACGTATCAACTAGTAGTACCGTTGTATCAGTAGCACGTTTAAAATGGACACCAATATTAGAAGGATCAGAAATATGGACAATAATAGCAGCTTGATATGTTAATCCCATTACAAATCCCACCGGGAGTTTATAAAAACGGTACTGACTTTGAATCATCTAATCGATGGTTAGACTCTAATTTAGTTAGATGGCATGATGGATCATTACGTCCTGTTGGTGGATGGGATACAAGAAAAACAAATGCTGCAGCTTCTGTACCTAGAGGTATGCACTCATGGGTAGACAACTCTAATGGTTCAGCTTTAGCAATAGGAACGCATAATAAATTATTGTATGTAAACGCTTCTAGTGTTGTAACAGATATAACTCCATCTTCAGGGTTTACTTCAGGAGATGTAAATGCTACTTTAAACGTAGCTTTTGGTGGTGGTTTTTGGAATACTGGTATGTATGGTATTACTCGACCATCTTCAGGTACGTATCAAGAGGCTACAACGTGGGCATTAGATAACTTTGGACAGAATTTAATAGCGTGTTCATCTAAGGATGGCAAGTTATGGCAATGGACATTAAACGTAAATAACAATGCAGTTGTATTAGCAAATGCACCAGTCGGTAATCTATCAATGGTAGTAACCGAAGAAAGGTTTATCTTTGCATTAGGTGCTGGTGGTAATCCACGTAAGGTTCAATGGTGTGATCGTGAAGCTAATACTGTATGGTCTCCAGCAGCTACAAATGAAGCTGGTGATTTTGAATTAGTTACTAACGGACAAATTATGTGTGGCTTACGTATGAGAGGAAGAACTCTTATCATAACTGACACAGATGCTCACGTAGCAACATACTCAGGTGCGCCATTTGTGTATGGCTTTGAGAGAGTTGGTACAGCTTGTGGAGTAGCCTCAAGAAAAGCAGCAGTAGCAATTGACCAAGGTGCATTTTGGTTAGGTGCAAACGGATTCTTTATGTTTGATGGTAGTATAGCCACGGAACTTAAATGTGATGTGCATGATCTAGTATTTAATAACATAAGTAACAGTCAAATTAGTAAAGCATTTGCAGTTCATAATTCTCAACATAGTGAGATATGGTGGTTCTATACATCAGAGAACTCAACTGAGAATGACCGTTATGTAACGTATGACTACAAAGAAAACCATTGGGCAGTTGGAGAGTTAGATAGGACTGCTGGTGTTGATAGTGGTATCTTTGATTTTCCTATATGGGCAGATGCTGGTGGTGATTTGTATAACCATGAGTATGGATTAGACCATGATTCACACACGCCTTATGCAGAGACAGGATCAATTAGTCTTGGTAATGGTGATCAAATTATGAAAGTAACTAAGCTCATACCTGATGAATTAACTCAGGGTGATGTCAAGGTAACCTTTAAAACAAGATTTCATCCGAATGACACAGAGACAGTTCATGGATCATTTACTATGGCTAACCCTACAGCAGTTAGATTTTCAGGTCGACAGTTAAGATACAGAGTAGAAGGTGATAAACTTACTAACTGGCGGTCAGGAATTATGCGAATAGAAGCAACACCCGGAGGTGGTCGATGAGTGGTCAAATACCTCCAGCTCCATTAGGTGACAAGTGGAATATTTGGGGTGAGAAATTAAGTAAATACTTAGCTGGTACAAGATCAAAGTTAGAGTTTAGAGACTCAGCTGCAAGTGCTACTGAGGATGGTATTTTAATGTGGGATGCAACGCAAGATGCTGTTGTTGTCTCTAAGAACGGTGCGTGGGTTAAACTAAAATACGATCCATGACACTAGATCAAGAATTAACAAGATGTAAAGAGTGGATACAGTCTGCACTTAATAAAGGTGGAGACACACATAACTTTAAAGATATAGTGGATGGAGTTATTAGTGGTCATATGCAACTGTGGTTAGGTGTTAACGGTTGTGCGGTTACAGAGATTGTAGTGTATCCTAACAAGAAAGTGCTTCATGTCTTCCTAGCTGGAGGAGATCAAGGACAAGGAATTAAACAAATTACAGACATGCACGATGATGCAATGGCATGGGGAAAGCAACAAGGCTGTGTTGGTATGACAGTAACAGGACGTAAGGGATGGAAGCGTGTGTTACAGTCTAAAGGATGGACAGAGCAGTTTACAACATTATTAAAGGAGTTTTGACATGAGTGGTGGTGGCGGAAAAAGTGGAAGTGATGTAGCAGAAACATCTGTACCTGATTGGATTAAGTTCCCAGCAATAAGAAACTTACAACGTGCAGAAGATGTTCAACGCATAGAATATATGCCATATCGAGGCGCAGAGGTAGCTGGTTTTACTGACAATCAAATATCTGCCATGCAAAATAATAACAATACAGCTGCTTCTTTTGGCTTACAAGCTCCTACAGATGCTATGAGTGGTATGCCTACTCCTGAACTTTATGCTAATGGTATGCGAGGATACAGTTCAATGCCATTATATGATGAAGCTCTAGCATTAACTAAAGAAGCACAACCTGAAGCGTTTGCACAGAATGAAGCGCTGTTTGGAACTGATGTAGGTACAACATATAATCCTTATCCTACTGGTAATCCTAATGCTGGGTTTGGTGGTGGTAACTCTGATTCTTCAATTGTTCCAAGACCAGGCGCCAATCCTTACGATACTTCTACGTGGTCTCCTAAAGAACAAATTGCTCATAACAATGAAATTAATGCTACTGGTACAGGAAGCTCAACATCTATATTAGATGCTTCGTATGGTGGTATTGAGCCAAGTGGATTTGATTACAAAGCTCATATGAATCAAGTTAATAGTACAACTCCTGATGACATAGCAGTTCCTTCAGGCACAGACTATAAAGCTATTGTTGCTGAGATGAAGCAAAAACAAATGGCTAATGCAATGTCTGCTTATGGAGATAGAACTGGCGTTGATGGTAATTACAATTCACCAGGACATCCATCAAATAGGGGAAAGTATTAGGGAGTGTAGACACCTCCCTACCACAGAACACAGCTAGTATTACCAACTTTACGTTTGGTAAAGATGCTAATGCCGATCAAAGAGCAGTCTTTGATGCTATGCAAAGTTCGGGTATGAACTCTTCGTTGTTATCAGGTGAAAGAGGAATAGGAGATACAAAGCAAGGGTACGGAATGGGTTTACCAACAATACAAGAAAGGGGCATAGGAGATGCACAACAATATTTACGCCAAAATATGATGTCTAACGGATCAAACAATGGTCGTGGTGTAGATACTTCATTGTCAAATACCATGGGGCGAGATATAGCTTCAGGTATGGGAGATGGTTTAAATAATGTTATGTCTATGACTCAAGGCATTCAGAGTAAGTATGGTAATCCTAACGATAGAAGTGTGCAACAAATTATGTCTGAGTACAATGTAAACAACGCAGAGAACGCTTTTCAAGGAACAGATAACAACAGAACTTTTTTACAGAAGACTGGTGATGCAATAGGTGATAGATATAGTGGTGTTATGGATACGCTATATAATCCTGATGCTGCTGATGGTGGTAGTGGTTACTATAATTCTTTGCGTGGCTATCCAATGAGATTATTTGCTGGTGGTGATGTGTCTGAAGATGACATTGCAGCTCACATTGTTAACAAAAAAATGGATACACCTTTTTATGGTGATGGATCAGGATTGACAGGGTACAAACACCAAAATATGAAACAACTAGATGGATCAACATATATCCCAGTATCTGACAATCCAAGTGGCTATCATTTCTTAGGCGGTAAGGATGCTGGATTGTTGTCAGGAGATAAACAATTACCCGGTGGTGGTATTCCTATGGCTTTAGGTGCATATGGTTACCAAACAATAAATGGCTTATTAGATGGTACGATTGGTAAAGGCTCTCATACTCAAGCAATGGACAATATTAGAGGTGTTGCTGCAAGTGGAAACGCTGATGCATTATCAGGTATCTTAGATCGTATGGATCAAGGCAAAGCAAGAGACGAAGTTATTAAACAACGAATTGCTGATAAAACATTTGTACCCGGTAAAAAAGCACCAGCATATGAACCACCTAAACAAACGGTTGCAGATCGTAAAGGCTATACACCACAACCTAAAGCAAAAGTTAAACCAAAAGTTAA